TGGTATTAATGTTTCTACCGCTATTACTGCTGTTAAGCCTTCCGGCACTGTGTCTCAGCTTGTTGATTCTGCTTCTGGTATCCATCCTAGATACTCAGATCAGTACATTAGACGAGTCAGAGCAGATTCAAGAGACCCCCTCTGTCAAGTCCTAGAAGCCGCAGGAGTGCCCGTAGAGGACGACGTAATGTCACCCACTACCAAGGTATTCTCCTTCCCTATAAAATCCCCTGACAGGGCTGTGGTGGCCTCTGAGATGGGTGCAATGGAACAACTTGAGCTATGGGAGATTTATCAGGACTACTGGTGTGAGCATAAGCCGTCCATGACATGCTACTACCGTGACGATGAGTTTCTTGAGGTAGGCCAATGGTTGTACAACAAGTTCGACAAGATAAGTGGAGTATCGTTCCTACCTTATTCCGAACATACGTACCAACAGGCCCCTTATGAACCCATAGACTTAGAGACCTATGAGAAGCTGAAGAAGGAGTTTCCTGAGTCCATCGACTGGACAATCTCAGAAAACTCCGACATGACGGAAGGGTCTCAGCAGTTAGCCTGCACCGGCAACAACTGCGAGTTGTAACTTACGGGGGCCTTAGCGCCCCCTTTCTTCTTCTTCTACTGCTAAATTCCCCAACAACAAACCACCACCGGCAGACCTCATCTGTTCTGCTCTCAGCGCTTCCTTGCTTGGCTCCAAAGCAGCCAGTTCCTGTAGCATTCCTTTGGCTGTCTTTCCGGAGTCAGTACCAACGCCTACGTTAGGGTTTTTAGCTTGTGAAATACCAGCGACTCCTCTCGCTTTGGACTTCATTACGTCTAAGTTTCTGACGTTTTGAGTCATCGGAGGCGTCACAGCTACCAAACGATGCGGTATAATTTTCTTCATCATGTCCAAAGCAGGAACAACGCCTCCAGTACCTCTTTGTATTTTAGAAGCAAGGTTCTCGTATAAATTATGTTCATCAGACATGACGCCTGTCATAGTGCCGTTTGGTTTTACTTTGACTAAGTAATTGATCCCGCCTTCAGTAATCGCAGAACCCGCACGAGAACCAGTTATCCACAAGCCGTTTTCTTTGCTTGTAGCGTCAGCGACCCTGAATATAGCCCGTTGTGCTGCTAAAGCTGCGTTTTTGTCTTCAGCTGTTGCACCCTTAGCTTTTGCTTTGTCTGCTAATTTACTGGCCTTTTCAATACTTTTCTCAGAGAGTTTACGCATTTCCCTCTCTAGCTCTTCATAAGGAACTTCTGTTCTGTCTCTGAATAGCTTCTTGAGCGGAGCAACATAGGGCGCGTTGTACATCACGTCATTGTAGTGTTTACCCGTGACTGACGCACCTCCAGCACCGGGTGCTTTTATGACTAGCTTAGTGTCCTTACCTTTTGCAAAAGGGACCTGAGCGCCTGTTGCGTCAGGCTCTTTCCAGACTCTGCCAAAGTGTTCCTCAAATATCTCTAGGTCTTTGTCAGACACATTGACTCTACGGCCTGTGCCTGTTTTTGTAGCCGTGATGTCCTTGTCTTTTATCTGACGTTTATAGTCTCCGACTTTGTAAGAAGAAGCAGGCACAAAATCAGACAATTCTTCCATGTTCAGAAGTACGTCTGCTACTTTACCCTCTCTACCTCCTTGTGCCCTGATCCTAGATAGGTACTGTCCTGTGTTGGCTATACCTACGTGCATGGGGTTGGGGCCTCTTTCGTCAGGCTTTCGGGGTCTTTCGGCTTCTTTAAGCTGGTTACGTGCTAATTCTTGAGACCGTCGTGTAGCCCCTGTTTCTCTGTAGAGCGCTCTTGACGCAGGGTTCATAAGATCTCTAAGAGTAGCAGCAGTGTTCTTTGGTAGATAAGCCGCTGTAGCCAAGCCCGGAGTTGTGCCGTAGAATCCGGGAATTACATTGTCTGCGCTGGACAAGGCCATTCCTCTACCAGACAAAGGTCCGGTCATGGCGTCCATGGCTTGTGACCCCTTTTTAAGTAAACCAGCGCCTACGAGATTTGCAGGGGTCCTCAACTCGTTTAAAGCAAAGTTAGGAACAGCTAAAGCGTCAACTTGTGTTTTACGAGGGGCAGTCATAGGTATGCCTTCCGACCCAGCATAAACAGGAACAGGAAGAGACCCTAAAACATCAGCACCACCAACAGGACTGAACAAAGACCCTACAGCTTGTCCTAGTCTTTCAGTACGTCGTTGTTCAGCCTCGCGTTGTTCTGTGCTTCGGCCTTCTCTTAGCGCCCTGTTTAACTCAAGGATATCACTGCTCATTCTCAGGCTCCTGATTGATGTCCGCAAGCATCTGAGCCAACATAACTTTGTCAGCCCGTAGTGTAGCTAGAGTTTCTGCTGTTACGTTACCGCTGTTTATCATCTTGTCCGTAGCCCGAATTAGTTCTCTGACGACTTCCCTTCTTCTTCTTTTACGACCCATTCGGGCAAGACCCATGCCTACACCAGCGCCGCCTATGATCTGCCCAAGTATTGGGAAGCCAGCCAAGGCCGAACCCGCAGCACCCGCTGTAGCGGCGATAGCGAGAGGAGTAGTAGGAAAACGTAGACCAGACACGTCTTCAATGCCTTTCATCGTACGTCCAACCATTGTCTGGTTTATGGCTTTACCTGCCTTGACATCGAGCAGGTTCTTGGCTCTGAACAACATGGACATGCCGTTGATAAGTCGGTAGGCTTCATCATCAGGCATCAACTTAAGGAACGCTTGGTTCAATTCGTCCCGTACGTACTTACCTGCTACTTCTTTCGCGTTAGCTAAGTCAGGGTTCTCAAGTCCTGCCGTAGGCTTCTTACGGAATATCTGCTTGTCAAGGGCGCGTCGGACTTCAAGAATGTCTCTGGCTGTAATGTTGCCCTTCTTTGCTCGTTCTTGAAGTCTTTTGACAGCCGTGTCAATAAACAGGTCCACCTTTTTTTGTGCATCTGGCATCAACTCAACGTAGTCATCAAGGTCGTGAAAGCCAGCCTTGAGTTCTTCCAAAGAGTCAGTTAGGTCTTGTACCTGAGTCACGGGGTTTTTAGACCTTTTAATGTAGCTCTGTAGATCAGCCTCGTGTTTAGCTAGTTGACCATCTACGACCTTTGCGTTTACCGCTGGGTTACGGTCACCTTTGTAGTCCGGAAGCGTCTGTAGGTAGTCAATCACAGTTTCTTCAGACGGAGAGTGCATGTACACGTTCCGATTCAATGCCCCTACAGGCTCTACAGTGCCCGGTGCTTTAACGTAGTCCTCAGGCAACAGGCTGTCTGCAATGGCTTTACGTTCTTCTTCCAGACGCGCTTCTGTAGCCTCTCTGGTGGCCTGAACACGGGCGGATCTTGGAACACCGGGAACCCTTGGAGTCGGTGTCTTACCTAAGGTTCCTATGTTCAGGAGCATTTCAGCAGTAGTAGCCTCCTCTGGATACGCCTGAGCCAACTCACCTATCTTCTCTACGCCACGCTTGATGTCAGAGGCTTCGTACGACTCTGAGACAAACTCTTGGAGAGCCTCAGGAGCGTACCTTTTGTAGGCTTCTCCTGCTACTGCTCCTGCTGTCTCTCCAGCAGCGCCGACACCAGCAGCAATATCAGCTGCCACTCTAAACTTTCCGGGAGGTCTTTCCATAAGCCCCCTGTAACGCTCACGGGTTTCCCTGAAACGCTCAGGTGTTTCTGCAATCATTCCCCGCATACTCTCAGGTTCGCGAGGAGTAGGAGGAGTTACAGTAAAGGTTTCTCCGTTAACAATACCAATGACTTCTCCTGTCTGTTTGTTAGTGGCAGTCTTGAGCGGCAACCATTGTTCACCGTCCCAGTATATTTTCTGTCCTGTCTGTGGATTAGTCGCTGTCTTCATGTCTTAGTCCAATTCAAAACCTTCGGGAAGTACTTCTTCTGCTTCTTCTGCTTCTTCCGGCATAGTTATGCTTGGGAAGCTGGTCATGTTTTGTTCACCCACTCGTTTTGCAGTGGCGGTCCTAACTTTGTTAAAGTTCTGTACAGTTTCAACCATAGCGCGTCTTCGGATTTTTAACAGGCTAAACAAAGCTTCTTGCTGTGTTGTAATGTCAGCAGCAGCAATCAACTTAGCGTACTCTCTATCCGCATCTGACAAACCAGTGCCCGAACCAAAGTCTTTAATCTGGTCAGCAACAATCTTACCCGCTTCTGAAATAAATGTTTCAGCGTTGGTGATTGCGGGATCGTAAGGCATGCCAATAAGCTCACCAAATCGTCTGAGGTTTAACTCTACGTTAGCCGCAAGACCCGTAGGCATACCGCCTTCTAAACGTCCGGTTTGTCTGTCGATCAACTCAATCATGTCACGAGCATCTTGGGCCTTAGTGTTTAACTCAACAAAGTTGTTGACATTGGCTTCTGCCATTGCTTTAACCCCAACTTCTTGTCCTGTGTCGATAATTTCTTGAACCTGTGGAGCCTTGCGTACCAACCCTAGCTCACTGGCTTTAACGTACTTGTTAGTCTGGTCATTGTAGACTAAACCAAAGTCATTTACGTTTACAGGCTTGATGTTGCCTTCTGCGTCCTGCCAAGCTTCTAGCTTACCTGTGCGACCTTTGAGCAAAGCGTCTGCTTCTTCGGCTGAAACAGGACCCATAGCAGTAATCTGAGCAGGAGTAAACCCAGCCATCTTTAGACGTGCCGAAATTACCTGAGGATTGTCCAAAGGCAGTTGCTCAATCTGAAACTCTCGTATGTCCTTGCTTATAGCCCGTAGCTCGTCCATGTCTGTAGTTGATCTTGCGGTCGCTGCTTGGTCCGGAAGACCTGCTGTTTCTGCTGCTACTGCTACTTGCTCTTGGAAAGCACTAAGTTGGGTCTGTGCTGCCCCCTGTGCCTGCAACTCACGCGCTGCTTTTGCGTACTTTACGGCGTTCTCCATGTCACCTTGGCTCTGATAAAACTTAGCTAACTCCATCAAACCCTGAGGAGTGTTGGTGTCAATCTGAGCCAGCTGTTGTTTTTGTGCTTGAGCCTGTTGTTGCTGCCTAAGTTGTTGTGGCAGTGTAGCAGCGCCGCCTACAGCAGACAACAGCCCACCTTGGACAGAACCCATGGGGCTTGCCATTTGTCTTAAAAATTCTTGTGAGAACTTAGCCACGATTAGTCTCCTTAATCAATATGTTTTCGAAGCTTTACGGGAAAAGCCGTTGCCACCAGCGTCCGTCATTGTTACTATCTGTAATACCCAAGAAGTCAAACAAACCTCTGCCTCCGCTGACAACGTCTTCAAATATGTTGCCACCTGATCCGCCGTCTGCAGGTACAGTAAACGCCTTGTCCAACATACGACCACCTACTTGACCCAAAAGGTTAGCCCTAGCACGTTCTTGCAACAGACGCGCTTCAAGGCCTGACATAGCTGTTTCACCAAAGAGGCCAGCACCGTACTGCTGAAGTCCTGATTGAAACTCAGCCAATTGTTGAGACGGTTGAGTAGCAGCAAGTAGCTGTGCCTGAGGCAAGTAACTAGCGCCTAAGTACTGTTGACCCAGTTGAGCCTGTTGCATCTGCTCTGCTTGCGCCTGTTGCATTGCCTGCATAGCCGCCATATTCTGAGCTTCTTCCTGAGCCTTCGCCATTGCAAGTTGCTCTGGGGTTCCCCCGTACTGCGCTGTTTGTACACCAAGACGGCCCTGAGCCGCTAGACGCTCTTCCAACGCTAAACGCTGTCTCTGTTCTTCTGGAGACTGTACGGCACGTATCCGGTCAAATATTTCCTGCTCTCTGGTGGTTCTAGGAGCCTGTGCTTGCTCAAAGAATTGACCAGCGCCTCCAAACAACTGTTGTTGCATCGCTTGTTCTTGAGGGGACAAGCCTAAAGTTGTTGTAAATTGTCCAGTAGTAGGATCAACTTGGGTTCCAAATTGTCCTCCAGTAGCAGTAGTGACTGTAAAGGGCCTAAACTGGGTTTGCTCTAGGCCCATCTGGGCAATGTCTAAGGCTCCCGGAACTTCCCTTCCACGGACAGTTGTACCAACTAGGGCTTCTTCACCTACGTCGGACAAGCGGTCGTACTCTTCTTTGGTCAACAAACCACCAAGCAATCCCGGCACAGCGACCTCTGGTTGAAGCAAATAGTCTAAAATGCTCATTCTTTTCTCCTAGTTAAAGCAACTTACCTATTAAGGCCATTACGTTAATCTCCTGTAGCGACAAAGGTGATCCGTCAATTTCTGACTCTAGACCTACCTGTACACTTGTTCCGTATCCGGTGGTGTTGAGGCTACGTTGGTTTGTTAGCTGTCCACCTGTAAATTCTACCGTTGTGTACTCACTTTCACCAAAAAAGCCAGTAATCTGAGTACCTACCGTAAACTCTGTTGTTGCGTATGTTGTGTCGAAGTCATACGCCCACTTCATAAATACTGTTGCGTTGTTTGCACCAACCAGTGTTGGCTTCAACTTCTTCAAAATCTTGACTCTAGAGCTATCACCGAATGTCAGGCTTGGGCTGTAGTACTTAAAACGGTAGCCCAGTCCGTTGTCACTGTAACCGGTGTACGTACTAATACCGCTGGTTGTTCCTATATGAAGCGTACCGTTTTCTAGTCGTGTAAACGATGTAAACTTAGTTGACGGCCAGCGTGTTACACGGTACGACCCATTCTCTAGTGTGCCTCTAACGTCAAAACAGTACGTTACGTCCTGACCAGTAAAGGTTAGAAGGTAGAAGCCCTCCTCAGGACTGTACACAGACCTAAAAAACTCTGTCTCATTCTGTAGTGCAGCAATGATGTCCTTAGTAATGTTGCCGGACAAACTGCTGATAGGCATTGACTTTTCTTGTATTGTCCTGCCAAAGCTCTTAAGTCCCGTATGCGACAAGAACAACACGTCTGTACCAGTGTACTGCACAGTGTCCCTGTTGACGCAACCAATGCCTGCTACGGTATCTGATAACGTCATAGAGGCAGGAGAAGTAGCACCGTCATATACAATAATGCTGTGCTTACCAAAAATAATCAACAGGCCGTTGTGTGCCGCCAAAGCTACAATTTCGTCGTAACCGTCAGGCCACACTTTAGATACATCAATGTTGCCGCTAGAGCCTCCTGACCATGCTGCTCCGTCTAACAGGTCTGACCAATAGATAGTAGACTTGTTAGTACTAAAGTCCGCAGTCCATAAACGTCCATACGCTGCTAACACTTCATGACCGTACATAGTACTAGCAACGCCAGTAGCGTGAGGATGACTTGACAGTGCTTCTACAGATCCTACATGGTTTGAGTAAATCAAAGGCTCATAGCCACGTTGGAAGAAAAACATGTGGTCATTAAAGTTAACAATTTTCCAGTCGTTAGCAGTAATTGTGTAGCTACCGGGAGTCTCATCTGCCAGTGTAGTTGTGCCACTCATAATCTTGTTGTTACCAACAGAGAATATCTTGGTGTTTCCTGCGTCGTCCCTATATTCTTTAATGCTGTACAAAGAGTCAGTACCTAGGACAGTCTTGTTTGTTGTTACAACAGTGTGGCCCTTACGTGCAGCAATACGACCACGTTTGTCGATCACGGCGTTGTCTGCAATTTCTGCAAACGACGGGTCTTGAGCCAACGGCGAGTCTTCGGTGTTAACACCTTTGAACGCCGGAGCTACAAGATTGATACTTTGCAGTTGTTCAGCCATATTAAATAGTCCTAAATACCATCTCTTCAGGGTGCTTTGCGGCGTCTATAGCAATAGCGTCAGACAAAAACTTATCAGCAATGCTAAAGTACTCAGCAACTGACGTGCCTCCTGTCTCACCACGCTCACGGGCCAACAAAGCTACGGCGTAATGAATTACAGGTTGCGAAGGTACAAGCAGTGAGTCCGTGTTAGCACTCAAGTCAGCCTGTCGCTTAATTACGTCAAACCGAAGGCTGTACACAGCGTCTGGTGTTGGGCCTACAAGTACTTCTGTGTCGCCACTAGAGTCCAACCCGTTGTACGTGTAGTACCGTGGTGCGCCTTCTGCTGCACTGCTAATGTACAGCTGCTCATTGAACCAGTCTTTTGTCTGGTAGTCCATGAACAGGTTGCTGGTGTCGTTTAGGACACACATGACTTTTACATTGTCGCCGCCACCGGTCAATGAGTAACTGTTGTCGGAAGCAGTAGTAGTTACAACAATGGTTTCACGCAAAGCGGACCAATCTGTTGCTTCTTCTACTAGCTTCTTAGCGTCGTTGATGAAGTCACCCACCATTTTGACATAGGTTGTACTTGTGACTGACGTGGTCTCTTCTTCACGCAACCGACGTAGTACACTGTTCATTAGGTTTAAATATGTCATGTTAATTTCCTATTAGGATCGCTAGTAAACATGCCTTGGTTTATTGGTTGCACCTGTGGCGTAGTCGTTTGTCTATCAATAAACTGATTAAGTTGTTGTAAAGCCGTTGGTTGTTGTTGTACGGACCTAGCTTGAACAACTTGCTGTACTTGTCTAGGCTTCATTTGCTCTTCAAAAGGTTTAAACTCAAACTTGTCTTGGGCCATTGCAATTTCTTGCGCAGTCGGTTGTTTAGCTCCAAGACCAAACAAGCCTAGTGTTGCTAACCCAAGTTGTTGCCCAAGCTGTCCAAAGCCTGACTCCAGTTGACCACCAATGCCTTCAAAACCCGTGCCTAGCTGTTCTGTAAGCGTATCAGACAAGTCCTGTACGTTCTCGCCTAGTCCTGTACCAACACCAGTAATGGAATCTACTATTGTTTCAACATCAGTTCCAAAAGAGTCTGCAAGACCTGTCAAACCCAAAAGAACATTAGTTTCTAGATCAGTAAGCTCTCCACCAAGGCCAGAACCCAAAGTAACAATAGCGGCTTCAATGTCGTCAGTCTGTACGCCTAATGCGGCGGCAAGGTCTTCTACACCTTCAGTTACTGCTGTGGTTACTCCTCCTACTGCTTCTTCAACACCAGTAAGTTGGTCGCTAAGGTCAGCAATGTTTTCTGTAAAGTCGGTTCCAAGGTCCGTAACGGAAGTAACAACTTCGCTAATATCTAAACCTAAGTTTTCAGCTAAAGTTTCTAATCCTGTTAAAACAGAGGTTTCAAGTCCAGTAAGGCCCTCGCCAGTAGCAGTACCAAGGTTTGAAATAGCAAGAATAAGGGCGTCTGTAGACAAGCCTAAGTCTTCAGCTAAGTCGTCAATACCCTCCTGAACTCCTCCAATGCCTTCTCCTATTCCTGTTAATTGCTCACCCAAGCCTTCAATGCCTTCAGCAACATCAGTTCCAAGATCAGTAACAGACGTTACTACATCACCGATATCTACGCCTAGATTAGTAGAAAGATCTCCTAGACCTTTAAGAATATTTGTTTGTAGTTCAGTAAGGTCTTCTCCGGTTGCGGTACCAAGGTTTGATATAGCAAGGATTAAAGCGTCCGTAGACAAACCCAAGTCTTCAGCAAGATCGTCGATGCCTTCTTGCACCCCTCCGATCCCTTCTCCAATACCCGTAAGCTGTTCGCCTAGACCCTCAATTCCATCAGCAACATCGGTTCCAAGGTCAGTAACAGAAGTTACTACGTCACTTATTTCTAAGCCTAAGTCCTCAGAAAGATCCCCTAGACCTTTAAGAATATCGGTCTGTAAATCAGTTAACCCTTCCCCAGTAGTAGTACCAAGGTTTGATATAGCAGTAAGAAGACCATCAGTAGATAAGCCCAAGCTTTCGGCTAGTTCATCAATCCCGCTTTGAACCCCAGCAATGCCTTTGGTAAGTCCTTCAAAGTCTTCGCTTAACTGTGTAGCTACCTGCTCTGCTGTCAATCCTGCAGGAATACCGTCAACAATCGTCTGTACGTCTTGAATAGTCGCAGAAGGTGGTATAGTGACAGCACCTGCGATCTGTTCTAACTGAGCGTCAGTAAACCCGTAGTTAGCTAGGATGTCACGAACATCTTGAGGACTAGCAATCTTTAAACCGCCGATAGCTTCTGTAATAGTAGTAACAGCGGCATCTAAGTCTTCACCGACAACAATACCCTCTAAAGCAGTTGCTAAGTCGCTATTGCTAATGTTTTCAGGTAAGGCGTTAATTATCTGGTTGATTTGTGATTCGCTAAACTCAAACTCAGACAGCGCGTCTCTTACATCCTGTGGGCTTGCAATAGCTAAACCACCAAGCGTATCCGTAAATAGCTTTTGTATTTCGTCTAACGACGGCCCTGCTTCAGGTATCTGCTCTGCTAGTCGATCTAGAGCAGTCTGAATTTGGTCCATAGAAGCAGTTGAAGGGAAAACAATGCTGTCTTTAATTTGCTTAATTTGAGCTTCAGTGAATGTCTCAGGGAAAACAAAGTTTTCAAAAGCTTCGTCCAGCATGGTTTGGAAGTCTGACTTAGTTGCAATGTTAGACTCCAACATCAAGTCAATAACTTCTTGTGCAGTAAGCTCTTCAGGCAGGTTATCCAGTTCTTGCCTAAGTTCTGCCAAAGTAACTGATTCAGGTATGTTTACAGCCTGACTTATCTGTTGTAGCTGTGCGTCAGTAAATCCATATTCACTTAGCAGTGTTCGAATGTCTTCTGTGCTTGCTATCTTTAGATCACCAATTAAATCTGTAATGGTGGTAACAGCAGCGTCTAGGTCTTCTCCTACTACTATGCCTTCCAAAGCATCAGCTAAGTCTACTTTGTTTAAGCCTTCAGGAAGTGCGTTGATTATTTGAGCAATTTGGGCTTCACTAAAGTTAAACTCAGCCAGAGCAGTTCTAACGTCTTCCGGACTAGCAATGTCCAAACCATCTAAAGCGTTGTTGAACAAAGTACTCATTTCTTCCAAAGTGGGTGCTTCTGCTGGAATTTGGTCTGCTAGTCTGTTTAAGGCTTCCTGAATCTGCTCCATAGAAGCGCCTTCAGGAATTACAATAGTTTCTCTTAGCTGTTCTATTTGAGCTTCGGTAAACGTCTCAGGGAACGGGAAGTCCTCAAGAGCTTCGTCTAGCAACGTACCTACGTCACCTACTACGTCTTCCCTGAACTGTTCCATGTAAGTACTAAAGTCTTCATTGCTCATTAAGTCTGCATTGTTTAAAGCAGTAGCAACATCTTCAGGCGTAGCATAACCAGCGTTAGCAACGGCATCAATAAAGTCTTCAGCATCTCCATAAGGCAAGTTAGCCAAAGCAGTAGCAAGTTGTTCCGGTGTTAGTACACCAGCCATAGCGTCAGTAAACTCTTCTGCGGTTAACAAATCTGCGTCAGACAACAGAGTAGAAATAGTGTTACCAATTTCAGTTAACGAGGGCGCTTGAAGCTCAGGGAAGGCTTCTTGTATTTGAGCAAGAGTTGGTAGATCAGCAATACCAAGAGCATTTATAGCGTCAATAATTTCTTGAGTCTGTACTACTCCGTCTTCTCTAACTTGGTCTACAACATCTTGGAACATAGCCTCAGTAATGCCGGGTTCGTCTACTTCAAGTCCTGTGGCTTCTTGAGTCGTATCAGCAAGTATGTCTTCTTCTGGCAATTCTTCATAACGACTTAACTCTTGCTCTAAAGACTCTCTAACTTCTGGATCTTCTTCTCTTTCGATTGCCTCGCGTAACTGATCTATAAAACTAACATCAGACGGTTCAAAGTTTAAGTTTCCAGTAGCACTAGCTCCTATACCGCTTCTTGTTGAATTAAAAACAGAATCTACGGCGTTTACCGTTGCCTGAGTAGCATCATATAACCAGTCAGGAACTTCAGGCATAACGGAAGCTATTTGTGAAACTATAGTTTGTCCTTCTTGTATTATTGCTCCTGTCTCAGAAGATAATGCAAACCAAACGCTAGAATCTACTCCGGTTGACTCAATAATATTTCCGGCAGCGTCTCTAACAACTTGACCAAGAACATCTCCGTTAGCACTTACAAGTTGATCTGTTGTAGTGCTATTAACAGCATCTCCAATTTGACCAAATACTCCACTTTCTCTTAAAGAATTCATTGCTGTGTTGCTTAAGAAAGAAGTTGCAGCAGCCCGTAAAGCACCTTCAGGATCTATTTGTCCTGTTGTTAACAACTGTGTTGCTGCATTTACAATGGAAGAGGCAGCAGCATTTGCAGATAGTGCAGCAGCAGAACCAGCAACGGCATTGGGAGCTATTGCACTAGCAATTGCAGGAGTTGCTACTACACTAAGAGCAATTGCAAAACCTAATTTAGCAATGTCTCCTATGTTAACACTATCATCTATCTTATTAGTTTTAACGTAGGCAGATCCGTTCCATTTAAAACTATCTCCATCGCTATTATACATTGTACCTTCTACGCCATACTTAGCTAGAAGAGCTTGGTTGGCTTCAGAGTTAACCCAACGGTCATACGCAGATGATTGCTCCTGCATTTGCTGACCATACAACTCTGTGTAGTCAGACTGAGCATCATCACCGTATTGAGTAAGATC